TGAAAAAATTATTTTAATGTTTGATAATGATGAAGCAGGTATGAAAGCAAGTGTTGAATGTGCAAACTTATTACCTGTAAGAAAAGTATTTATAGCAAAAGTACAAGGCAAAGACGCAAACGAATTATTACAAAACAACAAAGCAACAAAGATAGTAGACGCAATCTTTGAAGCTAAACACTATACACCACAAGGTATTATTGAGGGTGTTGATACAAAAGAATTATTATTAAATGATGATTATGTTGAAAGTGTTTCATATCCTTTCAATGGATTTAATGAAAAATTATCTGGTATAAGACCAAAAGAATTAGTACTATTATGTGCAGGTAGTGGAACTGGAAAAAGTCAGGTCTGTAGAGAACTGGCTTACGACTTAATTGTTAAGGGTCATAAGGTTGGCTACATTGCACTAGAAGAAAGTGTTAAAAGGAGTGTAAGAGGTATTGTGTCTTTAGCTGTAAACAAACCAATACATATACCAGAAGTTAGAAAAAGTATTCCGACTGAAGAACTAATAAATGAATGGGAAAAAATAAAAGATAAGATTTGTTTTTATGACCACTTCGGTAGTTCTGATAGTGAAGATTTATTAAATAGAATTAGATTTATGGTTCAAGGTTTGAATTGTAAATTTATTTTCTTAGACCATATTTCCATTGTTATCTCTGGTATCTCTGAGGGTGATGAAAGAAGATTAATAGATAACACTATGACTAATCTTAGAAAATTAGTTGAAGAACTTAATTGTGGAATGTTTGTAGTATCACACTTAAAAAGAGTTGATAGTAAAGCAGGACACGAAGACGGACTTCAAACTTCTTTATCACACCTCAGAGGTTCTCACTCACTAGCACAATTGTCTGACGCTGTTATAGGTTTTGAAAGAAACCAACAATCAGAAACAGATAATAATATTATGACTGCTAGAATTTTGAAAAATAGATTTACTGGTGAGACTGGCGTAGCTTGTGATTTGATTTGGAACAAAGACACAGGGCGTTTATCAGAGGGAAACTTTGATGAATGACGCTTTACTAACTAAATTTATTTTAAGTTTTTTAGTTGATAAAGAAGATTATGTTGCTCTTGATACAGACCAACAGCAATTAATTTTTCAAACTTGTAAAACAATTATGATGGCAATTTATAATTCAATCAAGTATGAAAATTGTTATCCAGTAATTATGTGTGGTGATAATGAAGCACAACACGTAATAACAAAAGCACTTAATAGTGTGAAAGAAATATTACCAAGTACAGATAAAATAACAGTACATTTAATACACTAATGAAGCTAGTAATAGACGTAGAAACTAATGGGTTTCTCAATAAACTAGACTTTAAAATTCATTGTATTGTCTTTAAGGATATAGAAACAAACAAATTGTATTCATATAATCCTGACAATCTTTTTGAAAGTCTAAAGTTGCTAAAGAAAGCAACACTACTTATAGGTCATAACATACAGGGATTTGATTTACCTGCTATAAAAAAATATTTTAAATATAATTATACAGGTGAAATATTAGATACTCTTTTATGTTCAAGATTAATATGGACTAACAGACAAGAATTAGATTTTCAAATAAAAGATGTACCACCTAAACTTATAGGTAGACACTCACTAGAAAGTTGGGGTTATAGATTAGGTTTACGTAAAGGTGACTTTCAAGAACATAATACTTTTGATGTATGGACTTTAGATATGCAAGATTATTGTGAACGTGATGTTGAAGTCACTCACAAGTTATATGATTTAATTATAAATAATAATTATTCAAAAGAAGCAATTGAACTTGAACATAAGTTTGCTTATTGGATAAGGAAACAAGAACGGTTTGGTGTTTACTTTGATGAGAGTTCTGCTGAGAACCTCTTATCTATCCTAACAAAAAGGAGACTACAGCTAGAAGAAAACCTAGCTGTAGTTTTTCCTGAGTGGCAACAATCACAAGGATATAAAAGATATAAAAGAGACAATAAAAAGAAAGGTATCAAAGCAGGAGTACCAGTAAGAATTTTTAAAACTGTAAAGTTCAATCCTAATTCTAGAGACCATATCGCTAATAGATTACAAACTCTAGGTTGGAAACCTAAACATTTTACTTCAACTGGTAAGCCAGAGGTAAGTGAAAAAATATTAAAGTCATTAGATTATCCTGAAGCAAAAGTTATTGCAGAATATTTAATGATACAAAAACGACTTGGACAACTATCAGATGGAGACCAAGCGTATTTAAAATTAACTAAAAGAGGTAAAATTTATGGACAGGTTATTACAAATGGTGCAGTCACTGGGCGTTGCACACACCACTCACCAAATTTGGCACAAGTTTGTTCAAGTGATTTACCATATGGTAAAGAACTTCGTGCCTTATTTACTGCTACTTCCAATATGGATATGTGTGGCGTTGATTTTTCTGGTTTGGAGTTGCGTGTGTTGGGGCATTACTTGTGTGTATATGACAATGGATATTTTCTTAAAACATTACTTGAAGATGATATACATACCCAAAATCAAAAATTACTCGGACTATCCTCACGTTCTAAAGCTAAAACTTTTATATATGCTTACATTTACGGTGGGGGAAATAAGAAACTCGGTGAAATACTTAACGTCTCTTATGACGAAGCCAAAGGAATAAGAGAAACTTTTGAGAAAAAATTACCTGCATTGAAAAATTTAAAAGACGCAGTAATATCTAAATATAGAAGAACTGGTTTTATAAATGGATTAGATAAAAGAAAACTTATATGTAGGGCAGAGCATAGTTCACTTAATACTTTAATTCAATCAGCAGGTAGTTTATTAGTTAAACAAGGAACTATTATTTTAAATGAAGAATTACAAAAAGCAGGTTTTAAATGGGGAGAAGATTATGCACAAGTACTACATATCCACGATGAAATTCAGTTTGTTGTTAAAAAAGATTTGGTTGATAAATTTAAAATTATTACAAAATCTATTTTCAAGAAAACCCAAGACCATTTTAACTTTAGATGTCCACTTGATGGAGAGATTAAAGTAGGGAGTAATTGGAGTGACACACACTAATAGATTTGACCTTGACTTAAAGTTTGGTCAAAAGAAAGAAAATGAATTACAAGAAGCGTTAGAGGGTTTGATTGAGTGCAAGGCAGATAGATTGTGTCAGAAAACAGGCAACATATTTGTTGAAGTAGAAAGTAGAGGAAAACCGTCAGGTATAAATGTGACGGAAGCTACGTATCAAGCATATTGTTTAGTTAAAGAAAAAAGAAAAAAAGATATTTGGGTTTTAATTCCTACTGATATTGTAAAAAAGATAATGGTAAAATATCCTATCAAAAAAGGTGGAGATAATTATACTTCTAAAGGACATATAATACCAAAAGAAAAATTATTAAATCTTAGTATATAATGAAAGACAAACTAAAATCTAAAATAAAATTACCACAAATAGACCCTGATGATTTTCCATATAAATTTTATATGTGTTGGTGGTCTGATATAATTTCTGATAGTGGTTGGAATACACTTAACCATATATCAAAATCAAAACCTGCAACCTGTATAACTATGGGTTGGTTAATTAGTACAAAAAATAATAAGTATGTTTTTGTTGGAGACATAAACTTTAATGATGATGGTACAGTTAATGAGGGTGGTAATTCAACAGTAATCCCAAAGTCAAACGTACTAAAACTAAAGGAGATAAAGTTATGAAAAATATGAATGAGTTCCACGCTAACAAGTTAAAGACTATGTTGGTTGATGGTGACTTACTCGCTTATAAGATTACTTCTGCATTAGAAGAAGCTATTGAGTGGGAAGATGATGTATGGACTTTACATTGTAATCTAGACCATTGTAAGCAATTTTGGAAACAATCTATTGCTTATTATATGAGACATACAAGTTCAGCTATGGCAATAATTTGTTTTTCTGATGTGTCTAACTTCAGAAAAGAATTAGATTTAGAATATAAATCTTTTCGTAAAGCAATAAGAAAGCCAGTAGCATACAAACCACTTAGACTATGGATTGAAAAAACCCATAGATGTACCAGTTTCCCATATCTAGAGGGTGATGACACACTTGGTTTATTAGCCACAGGAAAATACAAAAACAATTGTGTTATTGTCTCTGGTGATAAAGATATGAGGACTATTCCCTCTTGGCATTGCTTCATCATAGATGATAGCATTGAGTTAGTTAATAACACAAAAGCTGACCTTAACTTTTGTACCCAAGTATTAACAGGTGATAAATCTGATGGCTATATTGGGTGCAAAGGGGTAGGTTCTGTAAAAGCGTCAAGAGTACTTAATGGTAAGAAGAAACTTCCTCAAATGTGGGAAGCTGTATTAAGAGAATATCTAAGTAATGGATATACTATTGATGACGCTTACCATCAAAGTAGACTAGCTAGAATACTCAGACACGGAGAGTATGATGTTAAAAAAGAAAAACCTAAATTATGGAGTTATAAGTATGACTACTACAGAAATTTTGACGAAAGCCCAAAAGCTAGTAAGTGATGATAGAGCAAAAACTCACGGTGATAAAATAGTAAACCACGAGAATATTGCTAGACTATTTAGTGCCTATCTTACAAACAAGTTTCAAGCTGTAATTAATATAAATGCAGAAGATGTTGCACAATTGATGACGTTGTTAAAGATTGCAAGGTCACAAGCAGGGCAACACAACATTGATGATTATGTTGATGGTGCAGGTTATCAAGCAATTGCAGGGCATATTGCAGAAGCCAGACACAAAAAATCAACATTAAGTACCACTTTAGGAGTATCTAAGAATGACAAAGAGTAAAATCCCAGTAATTACTGAGGAAATGATTGATTACTTAGATAAACTTTTTCCTGACAAATGTGCTGATTTAAAAGATACAGATAAAGAAATTTTTTATAAATCAGGACAAAGGTCAGTTGTCAATCATTTAAAAGAACAATTTAAAATACAAGGAGAAAACTAATATGTGTGTTTCAGTTAAAGCCCCTGCACCACCACCTGCACCAGAGCCAATCCCTGCTACGCCACCAAGCGTTTCAGGTGCAACTACTCAGCAGACAGCACCAACTTCTGCAACAGGTGAAGCGTCAGGCAGAAACACTTCTGTTGCTTCAAGAGTAGCAAGAAGACGAGTAGGCAGAGGAAGTCTAAGAATACCTCTAGCTACTTCTGGTCTTACAAGAAGTGGTCTTAACATTCCGAGTGCATAATGGAAAGATATGAGTTTGGTAGTAATACTATCATAGATGATAAAACGTCTATTGAAAGTCAGTACCAAAAGATGGAGATTGACAGAGAGATATATTTAGAAAGAGCAAGAGATAGTGCCGAACTTACCATTCCATATCTAGTACCAGAAAAAGGTTCAAACTCAGCAACTAATTATCCTACACCATATCAATCAGTAGGTTCTAGAGGTGTAATGAATTTAGCTAGTAAATTAATGTTAGCTTTATTTCCACCACAAGCACCATTCTTTAGATTAGATGTTGATGATTTAGTTTACAAATCAATTCAAGGCGACCCAAGACAGAAAGCTACAATAGAACAAGGTTTAGCTAAAATAGAAAAAGCTGTAATGGACAGCATTGAAAGTAATAATGATAGAGTTGCTTTTTATGAAGCATTAAAATTATTAATTGTATCAGGAAATGTTTTATTAAAATTAACTGAAGATGGTTTAAGAGTTTACAGATTAGAAAACTATGTAGTTAAAAGAGACAATCAAGGTAAAGTTTTAAAAATTATAATTAAAGAAAGTTTATCACCTACAACACTACCAAAGAAAATTGCAGACGCTGTTGGTAATAAAATTACAGACGAACAAAAAACTATAAATTTATATACTTGTGTAAAAAGAGAAAAAAATAAATTTTCTGTTATGCAAGAAGTCAAAGGTAAAATTGTTTTTCAAACTTCTTACGACTTAGATAAATCACCTTTCATAGCGTTAAGGTTCAATAGAATTGATGGTATGAATTATGGTAGAGGTCACGTAGAAAGTTATCTTGGTGACTTAAAATCTTTAGAGGGATTATCACGTTCTATATTAGAGGGTTCTTCTGCTTCAGCTAAAATGTTGCTAATGGTAAATCCGTCAGGAACAACTAGGGCTTCAGCTTTAGCAAAAGCACCTAATGGTGCAATCATTGAGGGTAGTGCAGGAGACGTTTCAGTTTTACAAGCCAATAAGTTTGGCGACTTTAGAGTAGCTTTAGAAAGTATGAATAGAATAGAGCAACGATTACAGTTTGCTTTTCTATTAAATGCTTCAGTACAAAGACAAGCAGAAAGAGTGACAGCAACAGAAGTACAATTAGTTGCTAACGAATTACAAGACGCACTTGGTGGTGTGTATGGAATATTAACAACAGAATTTCAATTGCCTTACCTAACAAGTAAGTTAGCTACATTAAGGCAAAAGAAACTTTTACCAGAACTTCCAAAAGATATTGTGAAAACAAAAATTATTGTTGGTATGGAAGCATTGGGTAGAGCAAGTGATAGGTTAAGATTATTACAATTTATGTCTGACCTTGCAGGTACTTTAGGTGCTGAAACACTTGGTAGATATATTAATCTTGGAGACGCTATTAAGAAATTTGCAGTAGCAAACCAAATAGATACTCAGGGATTAATTAAAACTGAAGAACAAATCCAACAAGAAACTCAACAAGCACAGTCACAACAACTTGCCCAGTCTTTACAAGACCCTAGAGTATTAGTTGAAGCAGGAAGACAACTTAATAACTCTGGCAGTTCAGTAGGTGTAAATCCTGAAACTGGTGAAGTGTCTGTGGAAAACCAATAATAGGAGAAAAAAATGAGTACTGATAGAGTAGAAATAAACCCAGATAGTAATAATAAACCATTAGAGCAATCTCAGGAAGATTTAGCTAAACAGGGTATTAACGTAAACGAAAGTCAAGTTAATGCTAATGGTGAAAGTATAAATATTTCTGAGCCAGATAATATTACACAAAGTTCTGAACAACAAGTCAGACCTAATTGGTTGCCTGAAAAATTTAAGTCTGCTGAAGAATTAGCAAAGGCGTATGGTGAACTTGAAAAGAAAATGTCAGCACCACAACA